GCGATCTCGTACAGCTTGCCTCGGCAGTGATCGCTCTTGCCGACAACATCCTCGACCATGCTTTTCACTGGGCCACCGGCCTGTGCCTGGAGCAGGAGGAGGGCCAAGGCGTTGAGGTCGTCCTTCTCAGCCTCTTGCAGAGCGCGAAGGTGCTCGGCCACCTTGGCCACGAACTGGTCTTGGCGGACGCCAACCGGGCCACCAAAGCGCTGCGGGATCAAAACGTCGCAGCCGCCAACCAGGCTTTCCGCGTTGTTCTCAATCCACTGCTGCGCCGCTTCTTGATGCGCCGAGTCGTCGTCCGGCTCAGCATGGTCATACCGCCATTGTGCTGCTCGAAGTGCGCCCATGGTCGCCTCCAGGTGGTGGGTTACTCGGTGGGTGGGGAAGGGTCTTCGACGTGCTTCCAGGATTGGCCTTTGCAGGCCTGGATTGCTGTCTTCTTTGAAACATCAAAACGATCTGCCAGAGCCTTGTAGCTCAAGCCTGATGAGCGGAGTCGTCGCATAGAAATCACATCCGTCTCGGTAAGCTTCGATGCCCAGCAGGCCTCTCCCTTCGGCGGGTTGTTCCTGCCTTTAGCATCCCGATCGTCCATGTTTTCTTGCTTGGTTCCGGCAAACAGGTGATCAGGGTTTACACAGCACCTGTTGTCACATCGGTGACATACCTCCAAGCCCTCAGGGATTGGCCCTATGAAAACCTCGTGAGAAAGGCGATGGGCAGAAACGCTTTTCCTGGAGCCCAGGGTGCGGGAGCCAATGACAAGCCGGCCATAGCCATTTCGTGTCGACCCGGTCCAGTTCCAGCATCCATTCGCATCCTTCTGGATCATTCGGCGGATGCGTTCTTCATGGCTGTATACCTGCTGACCTCTGATCTTCATCGATCACTCCGGGGGTGAAGGCAGGCACTGCCAGTGGGTGACTTCGTTCATCTCGCCGTCGAAATCCGCTTCGTACTCCCCTTCGCCATTGTCACGAAGAGGGTGGAAACAGCCTTCTTCGTAGATGACTGGCTCAACCCACCGGCCTCCACCGCACGATTCGAACTTGAATCCACTCGCTAGCACTACAACGCCAGCCGTGGGCAGCCTGTCGCTGCACTTGATCCAGCCGCTCATGGCTTCACCCGGGCGATGGCTGCGCGGGCTTCGGCCATGAGTTCCGACTTCTCGGACTCGTAACGGTCTGGATGCCATTGCGCATCAAGCGCCACGAATCTCTGGGCAATGCTCAACAGATCGGGCGCGGCGGCGATCAGTCGGGTGTTTGCAGCAACCTCTTCGGCAACTTCGATGAAAGCGGGGCCGCTGGTTGGCCCACCCATAACAGAGGCGATCATGCAGCCGGCCGACTCAGTGAGACCGATGGGTCGGTAGTCTTGCTTGACTGTCTTGCCGTCGGGCGAGAACCACGGCCCTGGAGTGTGATTGCTCATCATGTGAACCTCGGTAGCCAACCGCATTGGTCAGATGCCAGGCGCAGTGACCAAACTGGGCGTGAAAAGCCAGCCTGGCATCTGCCAATGCGGTCGAAGTGAAGGGAAGAGGTGATGCAGATGCCGGGCGCTACCCCGGCAGCTGGCTTGGCGTGGACCCATCCAGCGGCGCAATTCGTTTACCCTCTGAGCGAGGGAAGGGACGTCCACAGGTGCTTCGGTAACCGCGCCCGGAGCTGGGCGCTTCTCTGCATCGGTGATGTGACTTGGCGGGGATTCGAACCCCAAAGACTTACGCCAGCTTCGGCAGCGCTACCTGACTGGCCGCACCAGCTTGGTGTGGCGCCCCTGATCCGCCGAGGCAAACTACAAGTCACATCCCGGTGCAGCCTGCGATGGGGAGCAGGGCATCGGGCAGTTAACGTCAGGCTGACGTGGCGCTGGTTGTTCAACTGACCTTCTTGCGCATGTCTTCAAAGGAGAACCCTTCAACACGCTCAATTTGTAGCCTCAGATGCCCAAGTAGCTCAGCTTTGGCCCTGTCGAACTGCTCCCGCCGAGTTTCCAGCGGATGCTCACGCAGTGGGGTCATGTAGCCGTCAATCAGGTGCCTCATGTTTTCATGCTCATACCGCGTAAGAGCCATCGTCTTGCCATCCAGGGCGGTTGATTTCAGGTTTCGGCGAGCATGTCAGCCCTATTCAACAGGGCTATGCAGACACGCTCGTCGAATCGCTCGGTGGTTCGGTATTGATCAACCGCTTGCCGGATGACGCCGGCCTTGGCTGTGGCCCAGGCCCTGTGCGCTTCGTGCGGACAGTCAAAGCTGCCTACGCTGGTGCGGCTACCATCCAGCCAGTGAACTCTTGCCATGAATGGCTTGCCGCGCCGAGTGCGAGCTACGCCTACAGGCAGTTCACCCCGCTGAGATGGCCTGTCGATTGCTAGGTTGTTCAAGATGCTTGGCACGAACACCGATGTTTCCGGCCGGTAGATCTTCTCGCCCGGACTCAGGATGTCCTTGTCCAGGTGATTGCCAAGCCATGGCTGCTGCTCCATCCACGCCTTAAAGGCGCTGAACCGAAGCCACTGCTCGGCCACCTGGCATCCTTCATAGTGGCGGTCATCGCGCTCACCGAAGCAGCGCCGGAGAAGCCCTTTCCACCTGCTGTAGAACGGGCAATTGTGATAGCGGGGCAGGTCGTTGATACCGACCCCAAGAACCAATGCTCTTCCCATGGGGACCTCCTGTGCATCAAAGCCGCCTCAGTGAAGTGGCTTTGATGCCGGCCCTGCCGCCAAGGCCAGCCAGTGAAATCGGTGTAGGTCAGCGGCGTTGGTGCTGGCAGAAATCTGCCACTGCTGCTTCGCGTGTTGGTCGAAGTGGTGCGCCGGGTACGTCTCGAGCCAGGTAGCCAGTCGGCACCAGCTGTTCAAACCGACCGACCGCCACCGCTGCGTCCGATGGGTGCCGCGCCTTGCAAGCCTCGCAAGCTGCAGTTCTTTTCATGACCTATCTCCAGTGGATTCCCCCTGATGCGCCCCGCTTGAGGCGAACCGGGGAATCGTCTGCTCAGTTGAAGTAACGCCGCTCAAGTGTGATCTTCTCCGCTTGAGGTACCGGCGAAACGTTGTACCGATAGGCGTCCGTGGTCTCGTCGATCACGAAGTTGAAGCGGTGGGCAAGCTCGCGAAGTGCCTCAAGCGAGATTGAAATGACCAAGCCATTGAAGCTGGTCGAGACTGTGTCGACCCCGGCAGTTTTGAATACATCGCCTGGGTTGCTGCTCCAGGCTCCAGTGACCTCCTCTACGCTGCCATCGCGCATCTTGAAGGTTCCACCACACGCTCCACCGCTACCTGCCGAGCAGTAGTCGACAAGACCTTCGCTTTGGGCCAGGTAGAGCCGGCCGAATCGGTCGTAAACCAATCCTTCCTGAATCTCGTCACGGGCTTTCTGATCACCGCGAAGCCGCATGTTCCAGCGGCGGTTGTACCAACTCAGCTCGACGCTGGTCACGGCATCTACGAGTTTCATGCTGCGTTCCTCCAGTTGATTTCCAATGCCGGCTCAGTGAACCGGCATCAGTAAATCGTTCTGTCACTTGTGTGCTTCGGGGTCTTTGATGTGCTTGTCGAACAGCTTCTTGTGGCGCCTGGCGAAGCGGGCGACGAACGCAATGGCAAGCAGGGAAACAACGAATAGGGCCAGCGCATAAAGCTTGAAGACCAGGTAAATCGACAGAGGCGTAAAAAGCACCACTAAAAACAAGTCGATGAAGGGGTCCGTTCTCGCCTCCCCTTTTTTGTCTTTCCACCACAGATAAGTGCTTGTGGTGCCCTTGGTTTCGAAGGTGGTCCATCCACGCAGCCGAGCTATAAGCTCAAGAGCCGGGTTGCGGCCTGGTTCGCTGTCGTCGATCCATCCCCAAGCATGGCGCCATGCTTTTCCAAGCAGGATGATCAATCCGCAAGCTACCGCTAAGGCAACCCCAGCGGCCGCGCAGGCCAATAGCTGCGCTGTTATGGACTCAAGAAATGGCGGGATACTCATAAGGTGTTCTCCGGTTGATTTCCCAATGCAGCCTGTCGCCAAGCTGCATCAGTGAAATTCTCAGGTCTCGGGGGATCTTGAATCCCGACAGCCGACCGCGATGTAGCCATGCAATGGCATCCCACCCGTCAGCACTCTTTGATCTAGGGCCATCTACGCTGCTGGCCACGGGGTGAGGCTTCCCCTGTACCGAACTTGAGGTGTTCGGCTCGCTACCTTGAATCTGGGCCGGTGTCGATCCGGCAAGGTGTGTCGCTAAAGAGCGGTGAGGCTTGAGGGCCTCCCGAGGGGCTGTGTAGCGCCTCGGTGTTGAGCCAAGTAAACGCGATGTTTATAAACACGTCAACACCTTTTGTTTATTTTTGTTTATTCCGGGACGGACTGCCAAATCGCGGGCGCAAAAAAGCCCGCACTTGGCGGGCTTCTGATTGAGCCGTGGGGCTAGGATGCCGACGACTTAGCTGCGCATAGACGAAGCTTTGCCATGGCCTCGGGGATTCTCTTAAGACCAATCCTCCAGGTAAGCCCTGGCTTTCCGGGAAATTCGATATCCAGGCTCCCGGACTCGGATAGAAGGGTGTTTATCTTGGGGGTGGCACCAAGGTCGGAGCCAAGCTTAATCTCCGGCCCAAAACCCGTACCGATCAGGCTTACAGCGTTTTTTCGGTCAAAGACGGCCAATAACTGAACCACCGTCCCCTGAAGGAAGAACCAGTCTTCCTGGTGAGCCACGAAGGTAAAGCCGTTCTGGCCTTGGAAATGCTGTATGGAAAGGTATCGAGATGGGCCTTGTGTGCGTGGGGATATCGTTACAGCGCAGAGCCTGATGCCGCCATTTAGAGGATGCTCAGAAACGAAAATCTTGTTTGATTCTGACGGCCAAGAGTCAACAACCCTGGATTGTCCGCCCCCTATGACCCATACATCAGAGTCATCAGAAAACGAAGCTGGCGCAGCCAGCAAGGCCAGCATCCCGTAAATGGCGGGTATAAGGCGCATAAGATTCCTTTCAACAGGCTAATTATCGCCCAATTCTATCACTGCCACCCCTCGCGAATCTGTACAGCCATCTACCAAAGGACGGAAGACCAAAACACCTTGCCTTTGATGTGGATGTTCTGGTCGATCATATCCTGGGCCGTGTATTCCTCATCAGGGTGCTCGTCCCGATTGAAGCTGCGCATGCGGATACCGCCGCCAGGCATTCGATACAGCGTCTTCACGCGGAGTTGGCCGTCATGGTCGATGGCGTACATTTTGCCATCCACAACCGCTGTGCTGCCTTGGTCAACGCCGACGGTAGCCTTGTCTGGCAGTACTGGCTCCATGCTGTTTCCACTGACGGTTACGCACACTGCATCCTCAGGCTGGACGCCTTGCTTGCGAAGGGTGAGCTTCCCGAAGCGGAGCTTCTGCTTATGAGACTGCTCAACGACCGTCCGCCCGCTTCCGGCGGATAGCTCCACTTCCTTGAGGAATGGCACGTACACCTCATCGTCATCCAGCGGGGTGTCGTCATCCCACGCATCAATTGGGCCCAAAACGGTTGCATTAGAGGATCTTCCGTACTTCTGCCAAAAAGATTCCTTCCATTCCTCTTCGCCAACTCCGTCCTGAAGCCATTCCACGGTGACCTCCAGCACAAGGGCCACTTTGAAAATGGATTTACCAGGGACGCCGCGCGAAAACCAGTTGTTGATCGTCTGTGTGCTGACCTCAAGCCGATTCGCCAGATCGGTAGGGGACAGGTTCATTTTCCGCATCCTTTGGCGCATGCGGTCGCCTGAATGTTGATTCGTCATAAACACAAAGTTTACCGGGCTTGCGTTGTTTATTAAATAAACGTATTGTTGAGATATGTTTATTCGCCTAGGGCGGACTGTTTATGGAAATCACACCTCTTGAGCGCGCAATCCACGCCGCCGGGTCAGGCAAAGCCCTGGCCGAGCTTCTGGGCGTTACGCCGATGGCTGTTTCCTACTGGAAATCCCGAGGTGTGCCGGCCCGCCAGGCTCTCCCCATCGAGAAGGTTACCGGGGTATCTCGTCACGAGCTGCGACCGGACCTCTACCCATCTGAAGCTGCTTAACAACTTTTCAATCACAAGGAAATCCCTGAATGCACCTGGACCCCGCCAACAAACGCAGCGAAGTGATCAAGTCGCGCTGGAAGCCTGAAGAGGTTCGAAAGCTGCGCATGGAAGCCCGTATGGCTGGCATGCAATTGGCCACCTACGTGCACGAACTGGCCAACCTCGGCCGTCGCCTGGGCGCTGCTGATCTGCTCCGAGAAATGAACGGCGCCGGTGAGCAGGATAAGACGGCCTGAAGCCCCTATGGAGGGCCTATGCCTGAAACCACCTTCGAATTGCTGCCAATCGAGGTGAAGGCTGAGGTTCGACAGCTGGCTGCCGACCTTGGCTGGAGCCTGGATAGATCGACGGATGAGTACTTGGAAATGAGTCGCTCACTCGCAGTCCAGGAGCAATTGAGACAAATGCGACACAAGGCCCCCGTGTTGGGGCTGGTAGGGCACAAAAAGGGCCTCGATGTTCCCTGATTGTGGAAAGACAGAGGCCCTCTTTCGGGCTTCTTGCAGGCACAAAAAAGCCGGGATTGCGCCCCGGCTCTCTGCAACATCACATAACTGGGACCAATTATGCATATGCAGACCCCAAGTGTACAGACCCTCGGCTATGCCGCGCCACAAAACGCTAACCACGATTTCGTGGCGCGGAATCCAATCGTGGCCATTGTCGACGGTGAAGCGGTGGCCACCACCGGTACCATCGCCCACGAAACCGGAAATGAGCACGCCAGCGTGATTGCCTTGGTTCGCAAGTACCAGGCCGACTTCAGCGAGTTCGGAGGGGTGCGATTCCAAATCGAACCCTTCGAGACCGCAGGAGGCATGCAGTCCCGCGAAATTGCGCTGATGAACGAGCAGCAGGCGACCTTGCTGCTTACCTACATGCGCAACACGGCCATCGTCCGTGAGTTCAAAAAGCGTCTGGTCAAAGAATTCTGGCGCCTCACCAAGTCCGCTCCGCCCGCGCCCGCCGACCTCAGCAAGCTGGAAATACTCCAGATGGCCCTGGAGTCGGAGAAGGCCCGCGTCCTGCTTACCGTCCAGGTCGAGGCCCAGGCCACAAAGATCGAGCACCTTGAAAACCTGTTCAAGGAAGGCATGACTCCGGCCCAGTTCTGCAAGGGCCTCAATGGGGTCAACGTGATGCAGGTGAACGCCTTCCTCAAGGCCAGGAACTGGCTTTTCACCGAGGGAAGCAGCGGCACCCGGTACCGCGTTGCCGCGTACGCCCGCGACAGGTACATGACCGAGCACCAGAAGGAAATCACGCCGCACGGGCGCGAGGCGTTCATCAGCTACACGCCGATCCTGCTGCGCAAGGGCGCCGTGCGCCTGTACGAGCTGTACCTGGCCGGCCAGCTGCCCATGAAGAAGAACTGGGACGGCCTGCATACCCACGACAAGGCCGTGCGGGGTGCAGCATGAGCGAGCAAAAACAGCACAGTGAGATCGATCCGTCAGCATGGAAAGTTGGGGGGCAGTTATTCGCACAAAAGCACATTGCCGATATTCACGCGCGCGGCGTATCGAAGCCGGTAGAACCGCTCTATACCCGAACTGACCCTAACGTGCGCTGGGAGGCAGTAGCTGGCGAGCAGATGAAGGTAATCGAGCGGTTGCGAGCCGAGCTAGGAGAGGCCAGGGGCGAGTACGACCGGTCAGCAAACAAGGTGGAGGCTCTAAGCGCCCAGCTGGCCGAGCAGGATGTGCTGCTGCGGGATTTCTGCGCCCACAGCGCGCTCATATGCGGCGATCTACTGCGGCTCGCTAGGAAAGATGATTTCGCAACAACCGATCCCATCAGGGCTAGGGCGTACTCGGCTATGGATCACGCGCGCAAGGTGAAAAAAACACTATCCGCCAGCGCAGAGCCGAGCGCTCCTTCGCTTGTCGAGTGCGATGCCTGCCCGCGCAGTTCCGGCTGTGTCGGCTCCTGCATGAAGGGTGAGAGCCAATGAGCAAATCCATCTCACCATTCAAGCGCGTCAAGGTCTACGCCAAGACCAGCGGGCACTGCGCGTATTGCGGCGACAATCTGTGCGAGGAAGACTTTGCTGTCGACCACGTGTATCCGAGATCGCTTGGCGGCTCGAACCACATCGACAACCTGATGCCTTCCTGCCATTCCTGCAACGCCTCCAAGGGCACGAAGACGCTCGACCATTACCGCATGTACCTGACCGCGAAGAACGTCACAGGAGCGGCCGTTTTTGGCCATTCCCAGCTGATCTATCTGCGCGATGCGGGGGCGTTCCCGGCCCTGGGCTTCGACAAGGAGCACCAGTTCCACTTCGAGGTGATGGCATGAGCATCATCCGCGCGCCTCGCCCTGAGGCCAACTTCTACATGCTCAACAAGTCGATTAGCGAGGACGGGCGCCTGAGCTGGGCTGCCCGTGGCCTGCTGGTCTTCCTGCTGGGCAAGCCTGACCACTGGGCTGTGTCTGTCACCCACCTGCGCAACGAGACCGCCAAGTCGTCGAAACCTACCGGGCGTGACGGTGTGTACGGCCTACTTCAAGAGCTGATCGCCGCCGGCTACGTCGAGCGTCGCCAGGACCGTGGCGAGTCCGGTTTGCTGGGCGAAACCCACTACGTCGTGTCGGAAACACCGCTTCCGGCTTTGCCGTATCCGGTTGAACCGCTTACGGCTCAGCCGTATCCGGCAAATCCGACACTAGTAAGTATTGAAGGTAAGCAAGGACTGAATGGAGTAAGGACTGACTCTCGCCAAAGCGAGTTGGTCGACTTCGAGCGGTTCTGGTCGCTGTACCCGCGCAAGGTGAGCAAGGCCGACGCCAAGAAGGCTTGGGCGAAGATCAAGGTCACGGCTGACCTGTTCGACCTGATGGCCAATGCCCTGGCTGCTTGGTCTGTATCGACCGACTGGACCAAGGACGGCGGCCAGTTCATCCCGCACGCATCCACCTGGCTGAACGGCAAGCGCTGGGAAGACGAACTGCCCCAGCCGGCAGGCGCCGCCCCGTTCGCATCCCGCCGCCCGGCCAGCGGCCCCGACTTCAACGACACCAGCTGGGCTGATGACCTGGGGGGCTTATGAGCGCACAACCGAAACTGCGCAGCGTGACGCAGATCATGGCCAAGGCCGGCAACCTGCCTGCCGAGGTGCACGCCCCGGCCAAGCAGTTGGACCCGGGCACCACCGAAGTCGTCAACGCCCTGTTCAAGGAGCTACAGGCCATCTTCCCGGCGTGGAAGCAGGCCTGGCCGGACGATGACGCGCTGAAGGCTGCCAAGCGCAGCTGGATCAAGTCCTTCGTCGCCGCGGGCATCAACACCCTCGAGCAGATCCGCTTCGGCATCCAGAAGTGCCGGGTGCTGGGTACCGACTTCGCCCCGAGCAGCGGCAAGTTCATCAAGCTGTGCCAGCCAACCCCGGAAGAGATGGGCATTCCGCCGCTTGCGCGGGCCCTGGCAGAGGCGCTGGAGAACTTCCACCCCAGCAGGGCAGGTGCACGCCACTGGACGCACGCAGCGGTGCGCCACGCGGCCCTGCAGTGCGAGGCGCAGAACCTGGGATCGATGGAGGTCGAGCGCGCCGAAAAGGTATTCGCCCGGGCCTACGACATCACCATCCGCATGCTGGTTGCTGGCGAGCCCCTGGGCGACATCGCCACCGGCATCGGCCACGACAGCCAGAAGAGCCTGATCGAGCTGGCCGACGAATACGCAAGCCAACGGCAGGCCCGCCTGCTGGACCTCCAGCAGATCCCATCGAGCGCGGCCGCGTGCCGTGCCCACCTGCTGGCCAAGTTGAACATCAAGCGCGCCGGGCAGCCGGCCGGGGAGGGGGTGTGATGCGTACCTACCTCAAAGCCGTGCTGATGATCGTGCTGGCACCGACCGTGATCATCGCGGCATCTGCGGCCTTCACCCTGTGGGTCAGGTTTGCCGTGTCACTGGATCTGTCGTGGCCCGCGAAGCTGGCGATCATGGCAGGCACGTCGATCCTGCTGGCCGCCATCCCTACCGCCTGGCTGATGAACAAACTCGAGGAGAAGCACTGATGGACACCAACAAGATGCGCCAGCAGTTCGAGGCTTGGGCGTTGAGCGCGAAGGCACATGGCGAGCATTTCGATCTGTCTCGCGGGAATCATGGGGCCTACAAAAGCCCGATTACTCATTGGCTCTACTGCTCGTGGGTTGCTTCTTACCAAGCTTCACGCGAGGCGGTGGTGGTTGAGCTGCCTGCGAAGGCTGACCCTTTTGAGCCGGAATTCAGTGCCTCTCCAATGTACAGCCTTAAGGGCGAAGGTCGAAACGTTGCGATAGCTGAGTGTCGCGCCGCCATCGAGGCCCAGGGCCTGAAGGTGGCGCCATGAGCAACTTGAACAGCATGTCACCTGCGGCCCGCTCCGCTGCGATGCGTGGCGGCATGGATGGATGGGGGCAGGTAGGCGGAATGCCTGGCCACATACGCTACATGGAGCCCCGCAAAAGGCGCCCGGGTCGTCAGCCGAAGTGCTGGTGTGGTTGCGATACCAACAAGACCCACCGCGGCATGGCGAATGGCGTATGCCTGACCTCAGGCTGCGAAATGGCTATTCGCCGATGGGTGAAGGAGGCGAACCGTGGATAAGTTCGCAATTCTCTTTGCCCTTCTGGTTGGCGTGTCAATTGGGTGGGATTGGGCGCACCACACAGTAGCCACCGAGTGTGAGCGGCTCGGCAAGTTCTACGTCGGCAAACGCACCTTCGAGTGCGTGAAAATCGAGGAGGGCAAGCACAATGGCTGAAAAAATCTCCGTCAATTCTCAGGCCAAGCTCTCCGAGGCCGTGACCATGCTCACCCGTATGTTCCGCGACAAGAAGTTCGTCGTGGTGAGCATGCGTCCGGGCAAGGACCGGACCCTGGACCAGAACGCTCTGTGGTTCGCCATGTACGAGCGGATCGCCAAGAGCACTGAGATGGGCGACATCGAGGACGTTCGCCGCTACTGCAAGCTGCACCTGGGCGTACCGATCATGCGCGCCGGCTGCGCCGAGTTCCGCACCGGCTGGGCTGAGTCGTTCATCCACCTGGATTACGACGTGAAGCTGCGCCTGATGGGGCCGTGCGCCATGTTCGGGCCAGATGGGTTCCCGGTGACTCGGCTGTTCGACCGGGCACAGGGCTGCCAGTACACGGACCGGATCGTCGAGGAGTTCTCCGCTCGCGGCGTGCACTTCGCTGATTTGCTTGGGGAGGCTGCCGCATGAGAAGTCGTGACTGGTATGACCGTCGTATCGACAAGCGAGTAGCGCTTCAGATTGCCGAAGAGCAAGGGATTGTGGCCGACAGCACTGAGCTCAGGCAGGCGCTGGTCGCCAAGCTTCAGTCGGGCGAAATGACTATCCAGCAGGTTCAGGACGAGTTGCGCAAGGTGAAGCGCGAAGCGAAGAAGAACGGCAAGAAAACGCGCGAACAGATATGGAGGTCGGCATGAGTCTGGCCAAGGAGATCAAACCGAAGAAGTGCAAGGCGCCAGGCTGCGGCCAGCGCTTCAAGCCGTCCATGACCACGCAGAAGGTGTGCAGCATCGCCTGTGCCAAGGCCATGGCCAAGGACCCGAAGCTGCAGAAGGTCGCGGCCAAGGCCATCACCAAGCAGGCCCGTCAGGACCTGCAGGAACGCCGGGAGAAGCTGAAGACCCGCCGCGAGCACATGGCCGAGGCGCAGACCGCGTTCAATGCCTACATCCGCGAGCGCGACGCCGGCCTGCCGTGCATCAGTTGCGATTCGAATCCGAGCGACCACGACCTCATCACCGGCAGCCGCTGGGACGCGGGCCATTACCGGTCGGTCGGCGCCTGCCCGGAGCTGCGCTTCGAGCCGCTGAACGTTCACCGCCAGTGCGTGAAGTGCAACCGGAACCTATCGGGTAACGCGGTCGAGTACCGCATCCGATTGGTGAGGCGCATTGGCGCCGAAGCCGTGGAATTCCTCGAAGGGCCTCATAAGCCCCAGCGCCTGACCATCGAAGACCTGCAGGCCATCAAGGCCATGTACAGGCAGAAGCTCAAAGACCTGAGGAGGGCTGCAGCATGACACCAGTATGGGGATTCCTGATTTTGGCCACCCTCATGGTGGTGGGTGGTGTGGCGTTGTCCTGGGCTGGGGCAGTGCGCCGCAAGCGCAGTTACGAAGAATTCATTCTGAGCAAGGCCAAGCGGGCAGGGGGTAAACCATGAAGTACCAGAGCGTGTTGGCGGCAGTTGTTCGCGCCCTTGCGGCGGAGACCATGAGCGGCGTTGGCGGTGGCGACTTCGAGCCGAAGGTCCAGGCTTCGAAGCTCAAGGGGGAGATCACCGGGAAGGATGCGGCAATGCTGGTGGACTGCTGGGTGCACGCCCGCCTGCACAGCAAGCTGATCCCACGGCACTGGAATGCACTGACGGCCAGGTTCTCCACCCACAAGGCCAAGAAGGTCGAGGCCATCGGGAAGCTGGTGCCGCTAATTGCCACCCAGGCGCCAAACCTGTTCCGGTACAAGGCGGTAACTGCCTGGGCCATCCCGCCCGTCAAGGGCGTGCAGGCGCAGTCGGGGAATGAGGTGGCCAGCCGGGCGGCCCGTGAGCGTGCCGAGTTCGACTCGCTGCATGCTGGCGTGGTCAAGCACCTGGACGGCGGCGAGATGCCCGAGGACGCCGGCCAGGCGCGCCGCGAGCAGTACGTGAAGCGCTCCACCGACATGATCGTGCTGCCAGCCGAGTTCTACGACATCAATACCTGGGATAGCCAGGGCCTGAATCGGACCACGTATTGGCGCTGGAAGAAGGGCATCGAGAAGGTGCTCGACGAGATGGTGGCCGAGGCGCTGGCAGCGTCTGCCAAGATACTTCAGGAGGAAGGCGTTTTGATGGCAGATGCCGCTTGACAACTCTGCAACGGTGCAACAGAATTCTTGCATCCTGTCATTTCTGCGCGTGTTGAGGAGTGACACATAGAACCCGGCCACTGCGCCGGGTTTTTTATTGCCCGAAGAGGGCCTCAAGAGTCCCGGCCGAGCGTCGGTTTCTGTTCATGCACAGCGAGAGGTCGAGCATGGAGTTCTTCCACCGACTGCTCGAGAAGTTCGACTGGATGATTGCGGGCCTATTGGGGGCCTTGGTCGCGACCCGGTGGCACAAGGACGACCTGACCGACCGAAAGGCCTGGCTGCTCTTCCTGTTCACCGGCATGGCCTGCGCCCACTACCTCACCGGCATGGTCAGCAATTACTTCGGCATCACTGAGCCCCGCAGCGTCGCGGGCGTGGGCTTTCTTCTCGGCACCTTTGGCGGTTCACTTATTGCCGCCATCAACCGAGCGATCAAAGCCGCCGATCTATGGTCTGTCATCAGGTCAAAGTTCGGAGGGCCTAGCTCATGACATACGAATACATCAACGCTATCGCGGCCGGGGTCATCGCCATCTGGGCGACCTGGTGCGTGCTGAGCGGTAAGGTGCGCGACGGGGTGATCGGCAAGGTGCTGTACGCCGTCATCGCCATCAGCGGCTACGCCATCCTGGCCCGGTCCGAGCGCATGTTCTTTACCGCCAACACTGCCTGGGCCACGCTGATGGTCTCGCTGGCTCTCGCTGGGATGCGGCACATGTTCATGCTCACCTACTGGCCCCGGGTCAAGCGCTGGATCTGCCGGCACTTGGACTGCGAGCGCTGCAAACCGGCGGAGTAATCCGCGCCGCAAAACAGAGGCGCGACGTTTCGTGGCGCTTAGGAGTAAGACATGGCGGAAGTTGCCACCCAGGTATACCCGCATAAAGTGGACTATCTATGCGACGCATGTGGGCAGGGAAGCATGCGACCGACAGGCATGGTGCTTACCTCGCATCCCGCCCAGTATCCGCACAAGTGCACAGCCTGTGACGCGACAACGACCTCTCTGAAGCAGTACCCCTGTATCGAATGGCGAAGCGCGCCACAAAATCGAGGTGCGCCGTCTCGTGGCGCGGAGTAAAAACCTGTGACCACATCAAAACCGCGAATTCAAGTGCCATCTGGCGGGATTGTCACGTCGGACAGTCTTTCCAACCTCGTAGCCAACATCGGCACCAACCGCGACAAGCGCACGCACAACCGCTTTGGGTTCCAGTTCGTCACGCCGTATGAGCTGGAGGCGGCCTACCAATCCAACTGGCTTGCCCGCCGCATCGTGGACAAGCCGAACGAAGATGCCCTACGCGAGTGGCGCCGCTTCAACGGCAAGGACGCGAGCAAGATCGCTGCCGAGGAGCGCCGGCTGGGTGTGCAGCAGAAGTACCTGGATGCCTGCTGCTGGGCTGACCTTTACGGCGGCGCGGCCATGCTGATGATCACCGGCCAGGACCTGAGCGAGCCCCTCGACCTGAACAAGGTGAAGAAGGGCGGCCTCAAGAACATCGTGGTGTTCGACCGCTGGGACATTCAGCCAAGCCAGTTCAACTTCACCGATCCCCTAGCGCCCAACTGGATGCTGCCAGAGATCTACACGGTGGTGAACGGCCGGCAGCCTATCCATTACTCGCACGTCATCCGCCGCACGGGCGCACGCCTGCCGCGTCGTATGGCTCAGTTCGAGCAGGGTTGGGGTGACAGCCGCCTTCGCCGCTGCATGGAAGACCTGCGCGACGTGGTGGCCACCAAGGGCGGTATTGCTTCCCTGGTGCTTGAAGCAAACGTGGACACCATCAGCGTTGCCAACCTCCAAGGTGCCCTGGCCAGCGGACAATGCGAGCAGATCACCGAGCGATACCGCATGTTCGGCATGCTCAAGTCCATCGTGAACCTGGGCCTGCTCGACAAGGGCAACGAGGAATACCAGCGAAGCAGCATCGCCTTCTCCGGCCTCAGCCAGATCATGGAGCAGTTCATGGTCTGGACTGCTGGTGCAGCTGAGATGCCGGTGACCGAGCTATGGGGGCAATCCGCCGCTGGGCTCAACTCTACCGGTGACGGCGACCTCAAGACCTACCACGGAACGATCAAGGGCAAGCAAGACGGCCAGATGCGCCGAGACCTGGAACGCTTGGATGAGGTGCTGATCCGTTCCGCCCTGGGCACCTACCCCGACGACATCGAGTTCGAGTGGAACCCGCTCTACCAGAAGTCGAGTGTGGAGGAAGCCCAAGAGGATCTGGCAGACGCCCAAGCCGATGCGATCAACATCGAGAACCGCATCATTCGCCCAAGCCATGCCATGACCCGCGCTCAAGCCAAAGGTCGCTACGCCATCACCGACGAGCAGATCGCCGCCCAGGTGCAGCGAGAGAAGGATGAAGACAATGGCCTTGGCTCCGAAGAAGACCTCGAAGCCTTCACCCTTGGAGGCACTGACGGCGACGAACAAGGCGCTGATGGCGAGAAAGAGAAATCCCCGCGCACCGGACCCGGTTCGACCCAGCCATGATGCTGAGCGCTTCTACCGGGGTGAGCTCAATGCCCTGGTGCGCAACATGTCGCAGCAGCTGTATGCGGTGCTCAGGCCAGAACTGAGCCGATTGAAGCCTCAGTACACCGGCGACAGCTTGGTCACCCTGGATGGCTGGACAGACGACATCCTCGCCGTAATCCGCAGGGTGTCGTCTATCTTCGCCACCAGCCTGTTCGACCAGCAGGCGCGCCGGGTGGCCGCTGGGACCATCAGCCGAGCCGAAGCCGACAACGCTGAGGACTTCCGCAAGTCGGTCAATCGAGCCGTGGGCGTGGACTTCAGCCTCATCACCAAGCCAAGGGGCATGGTGGACTACCTCGAAGCCTCGACCGCCGAGAACGTCAACCTGATCAAGTCCATTCCGCAGGAGTACTTTCAGCGGGTGGAGACGATCGTGCTGGGCGGCATGAAGAGCGGCCTAGCCCCCACGGCCATCGCCAAGCAGATCCAGGAACAGACCGGTGTCAGCGCCAGGCGTGCCAAGCTGATCGCACGTGACCAGGTATCGCAGCTGAACAGCGACCTGACCCGCCAGCGGCAGACGGCGGCTGGAATCGAGTTCTACCGCGTAGAGACGGCCAACGATCAGCGCGTCTCTGGTGACCCCAATGGCAAGTACCCCAACGCCAAGATCAGCTGCTACGGTATCGCCAAGCAGGACATCGGCTATGGCCCCGGCGTGTACAAGGTCAGCGAAGGCGCCACCTGGCGCGGCGTGACCAATCTGCACCCGGGCAAGCACCACCCGCTCTGCCGGTGCGTAGGGATATCCCTCATCCCCGGCGTGAACTACTTCCCCGACAAGAACGGGTAGCACATGAAGAAAATGACCTTGGACGAGGCCTTCAAGCCTACGTCCCGAACCCGCACGCCTGAAGGTTACCTCTGCGTGAAGGGCATCGCGGCCCGTACGGGGGTTTACCAGTACGTTTCGACGGAGCTGGACCTGCCGGGCCCGGCGCGCATCGTCAACGTCTACAAGCCGGCCGAGGAGCTTTTCAGTCCTGAGTCGATGGCCACCTACATCGACAAGGATGTGACCAACGACCATCCCGAGGATCTGGTCGACTCGACCACCTTCCGCGAGGTCTCCGTCGGCCACGTTCGATCTGTCGAGAAGGACGGCGAGAACCTCGTCGTCGACATGATCATCAAGGATCAGTCGGCCATCGACGACATCGAGTCAGGCAAGGCCGAGCTTTCGCCGGGCTACACCGCCGAGTACGCGGAAGAGCCTGGTGTCGCTCCCGATGGCAAGGCTTACGAGTACACCCAGCGCACCATCCTGAACAACCACATGGCGGTTGTAGAAGCTGCTCGGGCCGGAAAGATGGCCCGTATTTTTGACCACAAACCGAAAGGTATCCCCCCAATGGCGACCCGGAAAGTCTTCCTAGACTCCAAGAAAAGCCGCTCCGTCATCCTCGACGAAGAGACCGCAACGGTAGTCGAAGACGCCGTGTCGAGCCTCATGAAGACCCTCGACGAGGCGAACGAGCGCGCAGACAAGGCTGAAGCGGCCAAAGACGAAGCCGAAGAGAAGGCAGACGAGGCGAAGAAATCGACCTCTGACGCTGCGATCGGCGAGCGCGTCAAACTCACCCTCGACACCATTGCCTCCGCCGCGAAGATCGTGAAGAGCTTCGACAGCAAGGGCCTGGTATCCCCGCTGGAGATCAAGCGCGCCGCGCTCGCCCAGCTGAAGCCAACCCGCGACTGGGCCGGTAAGTCCGAGGCCTACATCACCGCCGCCTTCGACTCCGCTGAGGAAGATGCGAAGGAAACCACCGACGAGGATGACGAGGACGACAGCAAGTCGACCAACGACAGCTTGCGCGGCCTGGCCAACGACCTGAAGAACCGTCCGAAGCTGACCAACGACGGCTCCGAGGCCTACAGCAACTTCCTGAATGGGGTGACCAAGTAATGTCAACCGCAATCGACACCTTTGGCCAGTACGCTGGCAAGGCCTTCGAGGGTCAGATCAATGACCTGTCGATGGCCGACATCACCACCGTGGTCGCCGATTTGGCCATCCCGTTTGCCCGCGCGGTTGTAGTCGGTTCGGCTGCCAAGCGCGGCAAGCTGCCAGTTGCACCTCCCGCCCTGTTCCTGGGTATCTCGGTGCGCAAGACCGTGGGCGTCAGCTCCAGCTACATCACTGGTGACGCTTCGAACCCAGCCAATGGCAACGCCGTCGGCGGCTACCGTCTGGGCGAAGAAGTCAGCCTGGTCAGTCATGGCCGTATCTGGGTCAAGACCATTGACGGCGCGACCGTCGGCGCCCAGGTCTACGCCAAGCCGACCACTGGCGAGCTGACCAACGCCACCACTGCTGGCAATCACCTGCTTCCAGGCTGCACCTTCCTGACCGCTGCCGCGGCCGGTGAGCTGGCCCTGATGCAGGTCAAGGCCATCAACCAAACCACCATTGCCGCTTAAGGAGCGACCTATGAGAACAATGGACGCAGCGGCCCAGGCGCAACTGGGCTTCCTGATCGGCAACCTGACGTATATCGAGCAGGAGGTGCTTCGCCAGCCTTACCCGGAGATCAAGTATCCCCGCGTGCTGGCGGTGGACACCTCCGCCCCGGACTACATCGAGTCCATCGGTTTCAAGGTGCTCGACTACAAGGGTGAGCCGGCCCCCATCGGTGACCTGTCGCACGACTTCCCGCTGGCTGAGATCGCCTCGAAGATCGGCGGTGTCGACGTCGTTCAGGCTGGCCTGGGCTACACCTACACCCAGATCGAAGTCGGCAAGGCCATGGAAATGGCCAATGCTCAGGGCTTCGGCGGTGCGATCAACTACCTGGCCGAGAAGCCAATCGCGACCCGCACCCTGACCGAGCAGTGGCTGGATCGTGTCGCCTTTATCGGTGATGCGCGCTGGCCTTCGCTGGCCACCGGCGGCCTGATCAAGTACCCGGGTGTGCCAGTGCTGGCCACCGGCACCCTGCTGGGCGGCGCAAACAAGACATTCGCCCAGATCCTGGCTCAGGACCCGGACACTGCTGCAAGCGAGCTGCTGACCCTGCTGAATAACCTGATCCTTCAGGTCTACTCGGTGCAGACCAACAGCATCTTCCGCCCTACGCACATCCTGCTGCCGCTGAAGCAGTACGGCCAGCTGACCACCTTCCGCATCCCGAACACCGCGGAAACGTTGATCAGCTACCTGGAGCGCGTGCTCAACGTCACCTTCGAGCCGATCCTGCAGCTCGCTGGTGCCGGTGCTGGTGGCACTGACCGAATGATGGCGTACACCAAGAACGCCCAGTTCGCGAAGTTCCACCTGCCAATGCCGTTCCAGCTCAACGCGCCGATCCCGTCTCACGGCGGTTCCCGGTACGAGGCGATGGGCGTTGTCCGCACTGCCGGTACTGAGCTGCGGGTTCCGATGTCCCACGCCTACGTAGACGGCATCTAAGGGGGTCACCATGTCTTCCAAGAAGACCTATACCAACATCAGCGCCAATCCTGTCGTCCTCTCGGACGGCAGCTCGGTGCAGCCTGGCGCACAGACCACCGAAGAGCAGTTCGAGCTGGCCAAGGGTTCGCTCTGGGAAGAGCACGGCCTGCTGGTGCCTGGTGCACCGGAGCAGGCTGACGATGCCAATGGCGACCTGCAGGCCCTGACCGATGAGAACACTCAGCTCAAGGCTGACCTGTTCGCCGCCCAGGCCAAGCTGGTCGACCTGGAAGCCGAAACCAAAGGGCATCCAGAGCAGATCAAGGCCCTGGAAGATCGACTGACCCAGGAATCGGCCCGTGCCAGCAAGCTGGAAGGCGAGCTGAAAGACGCCCAGGCCAAGCTGGTCGCCAAGAAGTAAGCCATTGTCACGGCCCCAACACCGGGGCCAATGACTGGAGAACCTGATGGCTTCCATCACAAACATCAGCTCGCATCGCATCGACCTTGCCGACCTTTCGTTGGCGCCTGGCGAAGCGATCGAGCACTTCGACGACCGAGAGGCCGAGCGCCTAAAGTCGACGAACTACTACCGGGCCGGCTGGATCAAGGTTGGCCCGTCGCCCGAGCCCGAGCCGCCCGCCGAGGAATGAACCACCATGGCCGAACTGAACATCCCAGTGACGCCAGAGATGGTCGCTGAATTCCGCGCCTACTACGAAGAGTTCGCCGACCCGGCCAAGTGGTCAGACGCCAAGATCACCAAGGCGCTGAACATCGCCAAGGGTGAATTCGGCACCTGCGGCAACTGGGGCCTCTATGGCCCCTATTCGTTCCTCCAGCGCGGCTGGTTCGCCTTGGCGGCGCACTACCTGACGTGGAATGCGGCAACTACTGCCGCCACCGGGGCCGACGGCAGTGCCACCACGCCCTACGCCGTGGCCAGCAAGAGCGTTCGCGATGAGTCGGTGTCCTACGCCGTCCCGGGCGCGAATGCATCGCTGACGGCCTGGGAGGCGGCAGTGGCGCTTACCCCGTACGGACTTGAGTACCTGCACCTGCGGCAGCGGGCTGGCATGGGAGCGATCTGCGTATGATCAGGCCAACCTCAAGCATCATCGGTCGCCAGCAGATAGAGCAGGCAATGAAGGACCTGGCCAAGCGGTTGGAGCGCGAACAGCGCGTGCTGGTCGGCGTACCTGAGGGCTCTGGCTCCTACGAGGACGGCCTGACCATAGCTACTGTCGCCGCCGTGAACAACTTCGGCAGTGCTGACGGCCGGATACCGGCACGCCCATTCCTCCAGCCTGCAATCGAGGATGGAGCGCCCATTTACAGGCGCTTGGCCGAAGTCATGCTGCCGCGCGTGCTCTCCGGTGAGATGGAGATGCGCACCCTGCTGGTTCAGCTGGGCGACCTAGCAGAGGGGCATGTGAAGCTGAAGATAGATGAGATCAAGACCCCGCCAAACGCCCGGTCGACCATAGCAAAGAAAGGCTCGGACAACCCACTCATTGACGAAGGAACACTTCGCCAGTCGATCCGCTACGTCATCGACGACGGTGCCGAGCCTATCGAGGAGGGCATCTGATGGGCCTGAACATGCGCGGCCACGTCAGCGGTCCCTTCGTCACGCACAAGGGCGTTGTGCTCCACCGGTACACCAGCGAGGTCATCGACTTCGAGCCGAAGATCACCCTGGCGTACATGGACACCTTCGACGCGAACGTGCAGCCGGTCGGCGACACCGAGATCCAGTTTCTGCAAATCGGCGCCGAGCGGCTGGACGATTACCGCGTAATCCACCGCAACGACGGCAGAGGCATCCTGGTGGTGGGTGAAAACAAGTTGGCCGACATCGTGATTTTCTCCCCGACGCTAGCCGAGCCAGTTGCCTGGTGGAAGTGCATCGCCACCGACTACCGCCCTTGGCACAACTTCTGCCGGGCCGTGATCGCCAAGCTGGACGCGGCCGAGATCGAGAAGCTGCAGGGGTACGCCAATGGTTGACACCATCGCCCTCACGAAGGTCGTGTGCCAGATCGTAGTCGCTGCAACTGGTCTTCCGGCCAACAAGGTGATCGTCGGCGACCCGGGCACATCGGCGCCCACCGGCACCTACGCGGCAGTCCGCATCGACAGCCCTGCCCAGTTCGGCCAGGCGCTGAAGACGCAGCGCAACGTGCCTGCCACCGATGACCCGCGCTTCGAGGACATCATCGAGCGCGTGGCCACCCAGTTCACCCTCGGGTTCAGCATCAACATCTACCGCGCCGGTGCTATGGGCTTGGCCATGGACCTGTACGAGGCGAACAAGCGCGAGCCGATCAAGAACATCTTGCGCAGGGCGAAGCTTGGCTGGTCTCGAATAACAACCCCCAACAACCTGACAGGCCTCTACCAAGCAGCAATGGAAGAGCGCTCGCAGACCACCCTGTACCTCTACGGCGAATCCGTGGCTGAAGACCGAATCAATCGGATCTACCGCGTCGGGTTCGAGGTTCAAACCGAACAATCTGGCGCCATCGCGCAAGGGGAAGTAAATGCCTTATCCGGCTGAGAGCATCATCAACGTCACGACCAACATCCGCGCGGCCGGCCTGGGTACTGCCAACTTCGGCGCCGGCATGGTGTTCGCGGACTTCGACTCGTCCACTGACGCTACCTTTGCCGAGGGCTCGTACCGAGACTACGGCGGGGCCTCGGCGGTCGCGGCTAACTTCAGTATCGCGTCCGACCCATACCTTGCTGCACTGGCCTGGTTCTCGGCAGTGCCGAAGCCTCGGTCCCTGCGCATCTACCTGCGCCAGGAGAATGACAGCCCGGTCGAGTCGATGAACGATGCGATCAACAAGCGCATCTGGTTCTACTGGTACGAGTTCGAGACCACCATCCGCGCCAACGACGCTGACGTCCTGGCCCTGATCGTCGCTGGTGACGCCGCTGGCAAGTTCTACGCCGGCACCACCAACCAGGCAGCCGTGCGCGATCCGAGCCTGTCCACTGACATTGTCAGCAAAGCCAAGCTGCAGGGCTCGCGCCGGGCATTCCTGCTCAGCCACGCGACCGCCCCGTATGCCGGCTTCGAGCTGGGTGCCGTGTTCAGCCGCGTCAACTTCAACGCGGCCAACTCGACCATCACCGGCGAGTTCAAGAAGCTGCCGGGCATCACCGCCGAAGACCTGACCATCACCGCGTACAGCGCGATGAAGGAGAAAGGCGCCCCGTTCTACACCGTCGTCGAGACTGGCGGTCAGGAGGATGATGGCCGGGTCATCAACTCCAAATCGACGTCGAGCTACGGCGAGTTCATCGATGACGTGTTCAACCTTGACGGCTTCGTCAACACGCTGACCGTCAACGTGTACAACGCCCTAGCCAATGCCAAGAAGCTCGGCCAGACGCCGGACGGTCAGCAGGTCCTGATTGATGCTGCCTCCCAGGTTGGCCAGCGCTACATCGACAACGGTTATCTCGGTCCGCGCACCTACACCGACGACGAAACCGGTGAGGAGAAGCTCAGCGATGGCTGGCTGATGCTCAGCAAGGCTGACGACATTCTCGGCATCTTGGAATCAGAACGGTCAGGCCGTTTCTCGGCCCCAATCCGCATGCGTGTATTCCGTGCCGGCGCAATTCACGCCGTAGACATCACCGTCGACGTCGAATAAGGAGAGCCAGAGCATGGCACTTAGTGACCTGTCCGTAGAAAACACGATCATCGTTCTGACTGGCGTCGGGGTGATCGATGACTGGGGGCGCGCCGACCCGCCGTTCACAGTCGAGCAGATAGACGATTCGGCGGTGCTGAGTCGAGGCCTGGGCGGAAACGCCGTTCGATTCCACCGCAAGAATCCAGGTATTCGCATCACCCTCAACCTGATGCCTGGAAGCCCGCAAGCCCTTGCCGTGCAGGCGCAAGTCAACGCGAAGTCCGAAGTGTCGGGTTCCTATGCCTCGATCGCTGGATTGGAAGGCGCGGTGTTCTCCGAAGGCGTGGTAACTCGCGGCAAGTCCATGGCACGTGGCGGCCCAGGCATGAACGACGCAACCTTCGTCATCGAATGCAACAAGGGCAAAATCGCATGAATCAGGCTCAGGACTACGTCAAGAAGATCCAGTTCGAGGGGGTGAACTACTCCTTCGCCATGCCGGCGGCGGTTGACCAGCGGGCCGTGCTTTTCCGCCTCGGCAAGTACGGCATCGAGCCGCTGATTCGTGGCTTGGCTCAGGCCGAGCTTGGCGGCCTAGCCTCGCAAACCATCGCAGTGCAGATTGTCGGCGCGATGATGTCACGCATCCCTGAGGATGACTTCAACTTCATCTGCGACACCATGCTGGGCAAGCTCTACCGTGAAGGGTCGAGCGATCGCCTGACCATCGACAGCTTCTCGGGAAGCTTCAAGGTGTACTTCACCCTTGCTGTCCTGGCTATGGGCGCGACCTTCTCGGATTTTACGGGTGTCCTGACCCACTTCCTGAGCTCTACCGGTTCAGCCGGGGAGCCCGGGGCGGATCAGGAGAACGCCTCAATCCCGCCATCGACTGGGACCTCTGGCGACCCTGCATAGGGATTCCCGGGGTCTGCCCTCCGCTCTGCACGTACAACCAACTGCAAGACGGCACCTTTTCGCTGGGCTGGGTCAAGCGCGCCAACCTGGCGATGGATGAAATGCTGTATGAGCGAAAACTGGCCGAAGAGCGGCGGAGTAACCAGTAATGCGCGTCCTCGAATCATTCCTGATCGCCCTCGGCCTCAAGGTCGACGAAAAATCCTTCCAGCAGGGCCAGAACGCCTTCACCGGACTGACCAACTCGGCGCTCAAGCTGGGCGCCGTGCTCGCCTCAAAGCTGGCCATCGACAAGGTGGTCGGCGACTTCAAGGCGGCAGGCACCGAGCTGAACAACTTCAACCGGTTGACCGGCCTAAGCACGCAAAACGTGCAGGCGCTGGGCCAGGCGCTGGCGGCTCAGGGTGGAAACGCCCAGGACGCGCTGGCTGCCATGCAGAAGATCCAGGACCTGATGGCATCCCCTATCACCGGTAACGTCGGCTGGTTCGGTGATGTGGCCAAGCTCGGCCTGGACCCCAACGCCATCATCGGCGCACAGGACACAGCCGAGGCCCTGGCCAACATCGCCGGGGCCTTCGAGAAGATGACCCCACTGAACCAGCGTCTCGCTGGCCAGGCCCTGGGATTCGACGAGAACACCATCCGTCTGCTGATGAGGGGGCGAGATGCGGTCGAGCAGCAGATGGACTCCCGTGGGAAGCTGGGCATCATGACCGGTAAGCAGGTCGAAGACGCCGCCCGCTTGACCAAGGCTACCAGCGAGTTGAACCTGGTCTTCGCGGATATGGGTAACACCATTGCGGGTGAGCTAACTCCTGCATTCGCCGAGATGGCCGAGGACTTCACCGAGTTCTACCGCAACAACAAGGAACTGGTTGATTCCGGTCTGGAGGCCTTCTTCGGCACCCTGGCCAAAAACATCGAGCTTGTGTCGGCAGCTCTGATCCTTATGGGCGGCGCCAGTGCGCTGAAAGGCCTGGCCGCGCTACGAGCGCTGGCATTTGGCGCGGGCGCCGCAGGTGGATCAGGTGCTGGCAGTGCAGCGGCAGGCGCTTTGGCAGGCGCCTCGGCAATGCGTATTGCTACCGGCGGCTTGGCGGCTCTCTTCTACTCCAGCAGCCTGAACGAAGGCGAGGAGGAAGAGCTGCGCAATAACCGCCTGCGCAAGGGTGGGGCGGAGGGCGCTGCGGCGACCATCGACTACTTCCGCGCCAAAGGCTGGACCGAAGATCAGGCCAAAGGCATCGCCGCCAACATTGAGCAGGAGAGCGGCTTCCGGGCTGACGCTGAGGGTGACGGCGGTAACGCCTATGGTCTCGCTCAGTGGCACCCAGACCGCCAAGCGAACTTCGCCAAGTTCTCCGGCAAGGACATTCGCGACTCAACCGCCCAGGAACAGCTCGACTTCATTCACTACGAGCTGACCCGAGGCAAGGAAAAGGCCGCAGGCGAAAGACTCAAGATGGCGAGCAGTGCCAGCGAGGCTGCAGCGATCGTCTCGCAGTACTACGAGCGGCCTGCTGATCAAGATCGCGAGATCGAAAGGCGCGCTGCAATCGCCAACTCCTACGGCGGCACGCCCCAGGCGGAAAGCCAAGCGCCAGTTGTGGACCTGAGTAATCAGGATCAGTGGCGGAAAATGCAAAGCGAGCTGGCCAGCGGCTCCAAGGCCGGTCCGGGGTTGATGGATCAGATTGATCAGTGGGCCAAGGCTCAGCGGCGCGCGCCTGAGCCTTACACCGCCGGTGGCATCGTCGCCCCGTCGACTACCCAGGCGCCTCAGGCGCCGTCCTCACCAGCAAGCCAACAGCCCGTCCAGCACCAGGACAATCGCCAGTTCCACATCCATGGCGCAGACCCTGGCAAGGTCAAGCAGATCATCAATGAGCAGATGTCCACCTTGATCGACCAGACCACAGAAGACTTCAGGAGCCCCGTGAAATGAGCATTGCTGACGGGGTCATGAGCATCTTTTCGAAGACGTTGCCCATGCTGGGACAGATCGAGTTCGACGCGAAGCTTGAGGGTGTGACCAGCAAGGCCGTGCAGCTGACCCAGTTTCCGGTCGAGTTCGGGGCGAACGTAAACGACCACGCCATTCTGCTTCCAGATCGCTATTTGCTGACGGGCGCGGTGTCCAACACCCCGCTGGGCATTGGCCTGGATGACATCGGCATGATGGGCGTGGGGGCGGTCGCCACGGCCGTTGGCGGAATCGCGGGGGCTGCCATCTCCACCGTGTCGGCCTACCTGCTCTCCGGAAGCGAGGCGACCCGGTCGGCCACGGCATGGGCGGCCCTGACCGCAATGCTTCAGGCCCGCGCCCGCTTCGACCTGGTAACCGAATACGAAACCCTCAAGGACATGGTGCTGATCCGCCTGGACCAGCGCACGCGGCCTGAGGATGAAGACGGCCTGGTGTTCGTTGCCGAGCTACAGCAGGTGCGGATAGTCAAGTCGCAGATCTCCCGGGGCGTCACCTCCGCTGATCAGCTTCAGCAGAACGACCCGGTGGCTACCCAGGGTGCGCCAATGGTTTCGTCGGGCTCCACTTCAGTCGAGGTCATCCCATGAGTCGCTACAAGGTGCAAGTGCAGGCTGTTCCCGCGCAGACCTTCAGCGCGCCGCTGGGCGACAACACGCTGACCATAGAGCTTCAATGGATGGTCGGACTGGAGGTGTTCCGCGTGAATATCATTACCGCCGCCGGGGTAACCCTGACGGCAGGCCGGTTTCTTCTACCTAACGTCGATCTGCTGGCCGGCCTGTATCCGCCGCCGAGCTTGGACTATGGCTCGCTGACCTTGGAGGGCGCGCAGCCGACGCCGGGCAATCTGGGCATCGATAACACCCTGGTGTGGTCCGATGAGTGAAGAAATCTACCTGCGCCGGTACCGGCTGCGCTTTGGCAGGCCCACGGGCACCCTGTCCTACGAGATGAACCCCAATCCTGCCAATCCGGCTGGCGACGGTCTGCGCATCACGTTCCAGGTTATCCACTTCGCTGGGAATGCTTTCAGCGTGGCCGAGATCTCCATCTACAACGTGGCCGACTACGCAGCCCGGCAGATGCTGGGCGACGGGATCACCAAGAAATACCAGTTCATCTCGCTTGAGGCCGGTTACGCGGACAGCTTCGGTAGCGTGTTCCTCGGCCAGATCACCAACGTCCAGCGGATACTGGAGGATGGCGGCTCGACCCGGGGCATCAAGTTCTTCTGCCGCTCGCAGGCCAAGGAGCGGGATCAGCGCATCATCAACCTGACCCTGGCGCCCGAGACAGACCCGGTACAGATCATCGAAGAGTGCGCCGACAGCTTCGGGGGAGACATCCAGTTCTTCGGCGACTTCGGTGAGCTCAAGCGTCGTTCTGGGGGCACTGTGCTGCAAGGCAGTCCAGTGGCCTGCATGAACGAGCTGGCGGCTGCCTACGAGTTTGACTGGATGATCGAAAACGGCGCGACCAAGATCATCAAGAAAGGCTTCGCCATGCCCAACGAGGTCTACGTGATCAATGCGGCTACCGGCATGATCGGGTCGCCTGTGGTCACCGATACCGAGGTTGGCATCCGCTTCGCCCTCAATCCCAAGCTCAAGCTGGGCGACACCATCCGGCTGGAGTCGATGGCGCCGCAGTTCGAGTTCTCCGGGGCGTTCTTCTACGAGGTGCCGCGCACCATCGGCGAAGGCCTCTACAAAATCAACTCGCTGGCCGTCATCGGAGACTCCCACGGAGACCCCTGGGAAACTCAGATCAGCTGCCTGCGGCTGGATACGATGGCGCAGTCCGGCATCTCTGAAAGGGCGACCCGATGATTGACCCGTTGGCGTCAAGGACCCAGGCGCAGTTCGTCAAGATGCTGCGCGATATCTTCGGGGAGTACCTGAAGGACAACATGCGCACCAGCGTGCCCGGCCATGTGCTGAGTTTCGACCCTGAAACCCAGCTTGCCGAGGTGCAGATCGGCCTGATGCTGGAACCCCGCGTGGGCGACCCAGTGCCGCGCCGGCAGATTGTTCGCGTCCCCGTGCAGTTCTGGGGGGGCTCGGGCGGCACCCTGGAATGCCGAATTGGTGAGGGCGTTGAGGGGGTAATTTTCTTCTCGCAGGAATGCATCGACTCCTGGGTCGATCAGGGTGGCGTGGCAGCCATCTCGGAGCCGCGGCGGTTTTCGCTGAACGACGCCTACTTCACTCCAGGCTTCCGCTCGGTGCCCGGGGCTATCCCCGCGTTCGCCAACGACGGCATCCGCCTGCGCAACGCCAGCGGCTCCATGCATGCCTGGCTCAAGGACGACGGCAGCATTTCGCTGAGCAACGGCGCCGGATTCATCACAATCGGCGCCGACGGGACGGTAAACATCAATGGGGTGACCATCACCCCCGCAAGCCTGGTCACGACGCCGAATGACGTAGTTGCCGGTGAGATCAGCCTGAAGCTTCACCGGACATCAGGCGTCCAGTCCGGAAATCAAACAAGTGGAGTGCCAATACCGTGACCGTTCGAAAGCTCGACGCCAGCGGCGATCTGGCAATGGGCCAGGACAAACTCCTCACCGGCTACTCAGCCGAGGAGGTGGCGCAGAACGTCCGCACCCGTCTCAAGTTCTTCCTTGGCGAGTGGTTCCTGAATACGGCAGACGGCACTGACTGGTTCGGCGGCGTGCTCGGTAAGGGGTCACGCTTGGCGACCCGAGAGTCGATCATCCGGCGGCGAATCCTGCTGACCCCCGGTTGCGTGGGTATGACCTCCTTCAGCGTCACATCTGACGCAGTTACCCGACTACTCACGGTGACCGCGACCATAACCAGCGCCTCAGGCGAGAGCGCCGACATCAACTTTGTACAGGCAATCGTCTAATGGCTGAGATCAACGACCAGGGCATCACCGGGACATCGCTTAATGAGTATCTGGTCGACCTGAAAACGCGGACATTAGCGATCGATCCAGACTGGAACCTTGATCCGGACTCTCCCGATGGCGAGAAGCTCGGGATCGACGCCGAGATGCTGGCCAACCTGGATGAGGGCGTTGTGGCCGCGTACCGCGCCAAAGACCCCGACAGTGCAACCGGCGAGGCCTTGCGCAACATCGGCAAGATTTCCGGCGTTGCGATTCGGGATGCAACCTACTCGGTAGCCCCCATCACCATCACCGGCCAGGCCGGCACCGTGCTACCGGCCAACTCGCAGATCCGCAGCAGGGTCGACAATACCCTCTGGTTGACCACGGCAGCGATCGTGATCGGCGTATCACAGAGCGCCACCGGCTTCGCCACATGCGTCGCGCCAGGTCGCGTGCTGGCTGCCGCCACCGAGCTGACGGTAATTGGCACGCCATACCCGGGGTGGTCGTCGGTAACCAATGCCGCTGCAGCTCCCGGCGAGGATGCTGAATCCGATGTGGAATTCCGCGCCCGGCGCAACAATTCGGTGTCGCTGCCAGGTAGCAACATGAAGGACAACATGCTGGCTGCGGTTGCCAATGTTGCCGGCGTCACAGACGTGAAGATTCTGGAGAACAACAGCGACGACCCGGTCGATCCAGACGGAATTCCGTACACCGCGATCGCGGTCATCGTGAATGGCGGCACGGACCAGGGCATCGGTCAGGCCATGTACTCGAAGTACAACCCAGGCACCCCGCTGTACCCGCGCTACAGCACCAAGACGGACACTTGGGTGGATCCGCCGGGCACAACAGGCGTCAAAGTTCAAATCACCTCGCCAGCAACAGGAAACATCGAGACGATGACCTTCCAGCGCGCGGCGGCCCTGCCGATTCACGTGGTTGTCAATGTTCAGCGCAAAGGCAACCTCCCGAGCGATATCGAACAGCGCATCAAGGATGCCATCGTCGAGGACTCGACCAAGAAGCTGTTCGCTGACGACCAGGTGAAAGGCTTCAATCAGGCCGGCTACGACATTGGTGAGGTGGTACCGGTTGGGCGCTTGTACACCCCAGTGAACAAGGTGCTTGGCCAGTACGGCGACAGCTACATCACCAGCTTGACCATCGGCCTTAGCTCCGGGAGCCAGGGCGTAACGCCGATCCAGCCTGGTATTGCCGAACTTGCAACCTTCGACCCTGACAACATCACGGTATCGGTGCCGATATGAAAATGGACCACGTAGCGCGCGCCAAGAAGCGGATCATCAACCAGTACCGCGGCAAGCAGCGGATGACGCGGTGGCTAACGCTGACGCCAGCCATCGCCAACGATAGGCTTGAGCAGCCGATCAGCCAGATTTACTCAGCCTACGACGTCGACACCGTTATTGGCGAGGACCTGGACGTGATTGGCCGGATCGTCGGCGTTCCCAGGCCAATACTACGGGGAGCTGCCTACGACGTCTTCGGCTACGCCGGCAACGACAGCTATACAAACTACAACGTCGCGCCCTACATCGGCGACGGCGCTGCGGTCGACGCCCCGCTCAACAACGACCTTTACCGAAAGCTGATCAAGGCGAAGATCGCCAGAAACGTCAGCGACGGCACCAGCGACAGCATCATCAAGCTGCTCGAAGTCGTTATAGGGGTGAAGGTTACCGCCCTCAACAGCAATGGCGACAAGTCGTTCGACATCGGCATCGCCTCGGAGCTGGACAACACCACGCAGTTCCTGCTGGACAACTTCGACCTGATTCCGCGACCGCAGGGCACCCGGATCGGCCAGATCTACATCCTGCCAACCAATATCAGCGAGATCGAGCGCACATCGAGCCTGATCTTCAACTACGCGAACTTCACCTTGCCTGGAGATGTTTCCTGATGGCACGAGAGGCTTTCAACACGCGCTGGGCGCAAGGCGTCGAGACCCAGGACAACGACAACACCTTCAAGGTGCCCGACAACACCCGGCAAAACACGGGTTGGGAAGGCGGTCAGGACAAGGACGCCCCCCGTGCCGGCCAAGAAAACTGGTGGCACAACCGGGTCGATTCCGCACTGCAGGACCTGGAGCGCCGCGGCGTGATGGCCTATCACCCTCAGGCGATCTACGCAGTTGGCGCACCCTGTTACAACCCAGATGACGGATTGCTCTACGAGTCCATCGCCAGCAACAACGTCGGCAACAACCCGGGCACGAGCACCAACTACTGGCGACTCATAGGCTCAAGCCTGTATTCGAGCTTCAGCGTAGGTGAGTACAAGGACGTTTCGCATAACGGCTCGCCGGACCCTGGCTGGCTGAAGTGCGTCGGATCGGTCCTGCTGCGCGCCGCGTATCCCAAGCTCTTCGCCAAGATCAGCACCACATACAACATCGGCGGCGAGCTGAGCACCGAGTTCCGCCTTCCGGACTGGCGAGCGCTTGTGCCGCGCTGTCTTGATGACGGCAGAGGAATCGACGTTGGAAGGACCCTGAGTAACGTGCCGCAGCCAAGCCAGAACCTTGCTCATGGACACTCCGCTTCGTCGGCAGCAGCAGGTCAGCACCAACACTACACCGTAATGAAGCGCGAGTACGTCAACGTCGTGACCATGCCCCAGGTTAACGCGGTTTACGGGGACGAGATCCGTGAAGGAACGGACTCGCTTTTGACCAGCGCCAATGGCTCCCACACCCACACCATCAGCATCAGTTCCAATGGCGGTACTGAGGCGCGAATGATCAACGGAGGACAAGTCAGATGGATCAGATACTTGTAACCCAGAAAGTTGTTTACCAGTACGACAGCAGCGGGTTTTACCTTGGTGAAACAATTGCTGAGCTTGATCCAGTTGTTCCTGGAAATTGGCTGCTGCCAGCCGGATGCACCGAAACAAAGCCTCCGATCTTCACCGCGGGCAAGCTGCCAAAGTGGGTCGGATACAAGTGGAAACTGATCAGCCCGTAGGTGAGATATGGAACGCAAGGCCAAGAGACGCTTCACCGACAAGATGGAGCTCTTCTGCCTCGCCTATGTCGAGACCGGGAACGCCTCAGAGGCCTACCGGCGGTCCTACAACACCGAAAACATGGCTGACAAGACAGCCCAGCGCGAAGGCTACAACACCCTCCAGAAGCCGCAGGTGCAGGCCAGGATCGAAGAGTTAAGGAGCCAGGTCATGGATCGCCATGAAATCACTGTCGACACACTGCTGCTGGAGCTTGAGCAGGCGCGAAGACTGGCCCTTGAGACCAAGAAAGCCGCTGCAGCTGTCACTGCCACCATGGGCAAGGCAAAGCTCCTAGGCCTTGACAAACAAATCGTCGAACTGACCGGAAAGGACGGCGCGCCGATTGAGACCCAATCCACGATAAAGGTCGATCAAGAAGCGCTGGATGCGGTCCTGGGTCGCCTATGAATGACCTGCTCGACTGGGAGGCAATGAGCGGGGCAGAACGGCAGGCAGCAAGACTCATCAGCGAGCACTCGCCGCTTTCGTTCATGCGTGTTTGGTTCCAACTCAACCAGGGCATGAAAATGCTCTGCAACTGGCATCACCGGTACATGGACCACACAGCGCTGCGCGTGCTCAGCGGCGAACTGAAGAACGTCGTGTTCAACATGCCACCAGGTGGCACCAAGACCGAATACTGGTCGATCCATTTGCCGGCCTACGCCATGACGGTGCGGGACCGGACGCGTACGCTGAACGTCTCCTACTCCAACTCTCTGGTAGTTGAGAACTCCGGGCGAATCCGTTCAATCGTCTCCAGCCCTGAGTATCAGGAGCTGTGGCCGGTATCGATGGGCAAGGCTGACGTAGAGAACTGGTCCCTGATCGACGAGAAGGGCCGAACCAGACACCAGCTGTTCAGTCGCTCAACCGGCGGCCAGATCACCGGCTGCCGGGGCGGCTACATCTCCAGCGACTTCACCGGCTTCATCAACCTGGATGACCCGGAGAAGGCCGACAGCGCATTTTCGGCGACCATGCGGGCCAAGGCCCAGCGTATCGTCACCAACACCCTGCGCAGCCGGCGCGCATCGCCTGACACACCGGTGATCTGCACCCAGCAGCGCCTGCACACTGACGACGTGTCCGGCTTTCTGCTCAAGGGCGGCATGGGCCTGGACTTCGCGCACATCAAGGTTCCGGCCCTGGTGACCCGCGAGTACATAGCCAGCCTGCCGCCGGAGATCCGCGAGCACGCCGAGCGCGACGTGTTCAGCGGGCCATCGGTGGTGCGCGGCGGCGTTGAATACTGGTCCTACTGGCCGGCCAAGGAGTCGGTCCACGACCTGATGGCGCTGTGGGACAAAGACGCCTACACCATGCTCAGCCAGTACCAGCAGGATCCTGTTGCGCTGACCGGCGGCATGATCGACGCGGACTGGTTCAAGACCTACGAGCAACTGCCTTTCCTGGTCTGGCGCGGCGTCTATGTGGATACCGCCCAGAAGACCGATGAGCAGCACGACTTCTCGGTATTCAGCCATTGCGGACTGGGTATAGACGGAAACCTGTACATCATCGAGGTAGTACGCGGCAAGTGGGACGCCGGGGACCTTGAAGCCGAAGCCTTGAGGGTTTGGCAGCGCTGGAAGACCTGGGACCAGTTCAGGCCAGCCACGCTTCGTTACATGAAGGTAGAAGACAAGTCGAGCGGTACGGGACTGATCCAGACCATCAGCAAAAAGGGCTCTATCCAGATCGAGCCCCAACCGCGCGGGCCGAACTCAAACAAGGTGGTGCGCTGCATGGACGCGGTTCCTTGGTTCAAGTCGGGGCGGGTTTTTGTGCCTGCCATATTCGATGACCAGGGCAATGCAATAAAGCATGTGAAAGACCACCGTGGCGAGATCATCGGCCCGACCGATTGGGTGACCCCATTCCTCACCGAGGCCTCGGCTTTCACGGCTGACGATAGCCACGACTTCGACGACCAGGTGGACACCATCTTCGACGCTGTCGCCGACATGCTCATCAACAACACCGGCAGCTTCTTCTCCAGCGGCTGGATCTCGTAATTCCCCGATTCGCTGAACGCGCCTGGCGCGCTCCCCAAACTCGCCCAAAGGAAATGACATGGCTGATCAAACTCAGCGCCTTGAAATCGCGACCGTGCGCGCGGAAGTCGGCAGCAACATTGTTTTCCGCTTTGCCAGCGATGCGGCGAACGCCGATAAGATCCCCACTCAATCGGGCGACATTCAGAACCTGAAGCAGATTGTGCTGGAAATCCAGCAAGATGCTGCCGATAAGATCAGCATCTCCACGACCATCTACCCGACTGTGGCGGGTGGCCTGGCAGAAACAGCTGACCAGGGTATCTTCCTGGTGCAGTCGAACGATGCGGATGAGATCTACACCGTCTGGCAGAACCAGGGCGGTACGGCGATCAACACAGGCAAGACAGCCCTTTCCGCGACAGCCATACAAACCGCACTGGACGCATCCAATCAAGCAGCCCAGGCTGCTGAAACTGCTGCTGATGTAGCAATCGAGCGCACCGCGAGATACCTGGCACCATCAGCGACGCAACCTAGCGTACGGGACGATGGTTTGCCACTTCAGATCGGGGACGTATGGTTCAACTCCGTTGAGCAGACAGAGTACCGCTACACTGACCAGGGATGGAAGGCCAACGAAAGCCTGCAAGCCATTGCCGAGCTTAGGGGAGAGATTTCAGAGGAGCCCATGGCCCAAGGTATTCCTCGCGCAGACAGCTCTGGGAAGATCAGCCCAGATTGGCTTCCCGACGCATATAAGAGCCAGGCCGCGCTCACACTTGAACAATGCGGAGTATCTTCATCGAACACACCCGAGAAAAATGCAGAGAAGCTGAAAGAAGCGATACTCACTGGCATACCTATAGCCGGTGCGCGCAAAGCGTACTCATTTAAATTCGAGAGCGAGATTATCCCTTACACGGGATCTGTGTTGCAGCTAGATCTTGGCCCCCACCTCCACAAATTTATCGACTGGGGTGGAATTGTAGCTAACAGTTTAGCTGTGCTTGAATACAACGGAAGAATTGATGCTGACGGCGGCTACTGCAAGGGCCTTGGGCGCTTTCGCCGGCTACTGCGCGCTAAGGTT